AAACAAATAAACAAATAATTGTTATGAGGACCACATTGGTGGGACTCCTATAAAGAATAGAAATTGGAAGTCATCACCAATTGCAGTGTATATCGTATTTAGCTGAGTTAGACGACAATTGGACCCAAATGGATTTTTCCCAACTGTCTTATATGCCATTGCTGGGACCTCCTCACTAGAACCAATCGTATAGAAACGGCGATTAGCATAGAACGGTATCTCACAATCCAGCACATCGCCAGACTGGGTATTCGTGATCATCGTCCCATCCCAAGTGCCAGTTGTCCACTCACTTATCTTGGCACCCAATCCAGGACTATTTTGGACAACACTGGAAAATGCAGAAGCGAGAGTCCGCTGCACAGACCCACGCAAATAAACACTGACTGATTGTCCGGTTCCTGTGCCACCAGAGGTGTCTGCAAAATACACCAATGGGAAAACTTTAACCCTCTGAGAACCACGCCACCCAGCAAATGCAGATGACGTGTATTTCATAATGGAAGACCCGTCAGTAGGGTGTAAAGGCAGAGTGGTTTTGGTAAATAGTGAAGCTCCGGAACTCAAAAGATTTGTGCCGACATCCACTGCTCGCACAAAGTCGTATCTTTTAAGACAATTCCTAAAGCTACTGATTCGCTCACCAGCACAGATTTCTTCAATCCCAGAATGGTCAATTCCACCAAACACACCAATGTTATGACCAAGATGGTTATTCAGTGCAGAACCGGTAGTTTGGTCTGATTGAACGACACCAGACTGAGACAATAGCCGCTCACCTGGCGAACCGACAACGCGGCGAAAAATCGATCGCCAAAGTCAGATCACCCACATGGGCGGAACACCAATAAAGAACAAAGAGGAATAATCTTCACCAACAGCCTCACGTTCTTCGACAACGGCACTACCCTGAACTGTGACAGTTGATGAATTCTGAGCACGCCAATTGACAATATATCCAACAGATTCATGCGATGGACCCTCAGCATAAGTCCAAAGGAATCTTTCATTGTAATAATATGGAATTTCAAAATCACAAATGTTACCAGCGGAAGCAGTTGCGATCTGGTCTCCTTGCCACGAATGTTCAGCGAACAAGTTTGGTGTGGCAGATACAGAAGTAGTCACAGTGACGCTTCGGGCGGTATTATCATCTGGCGTGGCTGTACCACGTCGAACCACCATTGTGCCATTATCCATGTGACACTGGGTTATAGGAATTTGCTTAATCCTAACAGATCCACGCCAACCAGCATAGGCGGGTGATATGAACGAACGAATGGTAGTCAGTGCACGTTGTTGCCAGACCGTACCACCCCTATAAATCGGGTAAGCCGATCCCTGCCATTCAACGTTCAAAAACTCCACCGCATTGTAATTCTGGAAAAACTGTCTAATACAGCGTGTAGAATATCGTTTCATAGCCATCCTAAAGTTGGAAATAGCTTCACCAGCACATACTACCGCAACTGTGTTAGGTGAGTCCCCTCCAACCTTACCTATATTGGCATCAGCTTCTGGAGCATTGACTACCGCTGCGGTGGTTTCATCACTTTGCACCACACCCGCTTGGGATACCAAAGCAGGAGCTTGGGGTTCATATGTGACCGTTTCAATATTTCCAGCTCTAGGACCCCAATACTGCATATCGTTGGAATAGGTTTGGACGATGATTTCAATAGGATTCGTATCTGCTCCAGACGAAACCAATTCATTCATGACATAAACAGTTAACACACCGTTGGACCGTTCACCAATGGCCGGGGTGTGGATATTGCCAATCGTAAATGGTAATGGCGAAGAAACCACACTGGTGTCAACGATCAAGCCAGGTTTACTATTACCCCAACCTATAGTGATTGAAAAGTCCTTCTCCTCTGCAATGTCCACAATCTTGTTATAGACAGTATTCATCTCTGGGACGACCTCAGCACCCTCAGGGTCCCACACAAGCAACAGTCGGCCCTTATGGTAGCCGCTAGCTGCTATTTGGAAACGATATGTCATAGAACCACGCCAATAAAGAAATGGCATTGCCGTGAAACATGTGGGGGTCACTGCGGTACCAAGAGTGGAAGGTGGTAAAGTGTAGGCATCTCTATTGAATTGGCATGGGGTGACTGCAATGGAAAATAGTGGATCTTTACTCGCATCCGTGTAAGCCCAAGGGAAAGTGGTCAACACAGAAGGTTTTGCATTCAGATATGAAAAATCCATCTCATCTTGGCCGCCAAGGCCTGCAATTCGTGGATCCACGGAAACCTCTTGCTTCGCTGTCAACGCCAATGTCATCGCCGTATCTTCAGTATCTGTGCAAGCTAGATCTCCCGTTTGCCACACCCTTCTAGTGTCAATGGCTTTAATATTTCGAGGGCGAGAATACCCAAACAAACGGGCAATATTGCCAATAGCTCCAGCTGCCATTTGTGTAGCCATAGCGTAAGGACCAATCATTGGTGCCGTGGATAATTTACCTGCAATCTTTTCCACGACACTTGCGGGTTTGGAGACTACTCCTTCTCCATACTCATCGACGACACCAGCTTGTGCTGTCAATCCTGTCATATTTGTCTGTGTGGGGGATGTGAGTTCAACCTCACTAGCCCAGGCATAAACCGTGATTCGAACAGGCCGTGTCTGACTCTGAGCATGACGCAAATTAACCAATGATTGTATCCAAAAATAACCCATTTGAGCCGTGTCATTAAAAGAAGTCAACTGCAAACAATCGTCAGGTAGGAAGAAGGGTAGAACCATCTCTCCTCCCTGAGAAGTTGTTGGGTCAATCCAAATATGCGGTCTCTGTGACGCTGGTATAATGGACAACCAGTCATCTGTTGAAGTATGATTTGGTGAATTATTCCACGGCATATAGGAAGCCATGGCCTTCCCCCAATAAAATTGATTACCATTCAACAGGAATTTGACGTGGAGCTTACCTTTAAAATTGCGGAAATTATTAATCCTATTCGCAACCCTTTTATTCCTCAGGTACAAATCCCAAGGCTGGAAGGTGACACTAACTGAAGAACCGACCTGCCATTCGGTTGAAAAGATTTCCACTGGACGTGAAAAGAATTCTTCGTATGAAACCTCTCGATCGGCTGTGGCTCGGCGTGTACTGTCAATTGTAGAATCGACCGTACACGTGAAAGAAGGGTTCTGGTCCAGAAAAGTCGTTGTAGCTTCGTTGGATTTACTCTCCCCCATGGTCTCATAACAAAACATCCCTGCCTGGGACGTCAGCGGATCATCCGATCCTAATCGATTTTGATGGTCGACTACCATACAAGGCTCCGAAATAGACTTCGTGGACGGAGCTTGCCACCAACTTTGATTTTCGTTAACAAAATATACTACAAATTCTGGCTGTTAACCAAGAAAACGAGGAAACACAAAAACATTTACACAATAAAGTTGGTGGTGTTATTCTTACACCAAAATTATTGGGGAAGCATCCTATCATCATCATCATCGATGGTGGCCAAATTGTAAGTGGCCACCAGCTCTGAATGAATACTCGGGCTCAGCCAAGGCCCTAGGTGCTCTCCAAGATGTTCCATGGGTAATGAGGGAGTAATCGCTAACTGTATATCTCCCAATAACAATGGAAACAGAGGTCCCTCCTGAAATGAATAGATATAATTCACCAAATCAGAGGGGAGATCAATGGCTAACCTACGCCGTTTTGCACGCCTGCAAATTGCGTAAGCAGCTTCGGCTTCAACTGAAGGGGCAATATGAGGCCCCATGCAATGCTCCCACATATAGTCTATCTGCCTTGCTATTGACCGTCTAACAACGTGTCTACAAAATTTCTCAGCAACACGTTGAAGAATGGCGGAGCAAAATGTGGCATCCCGATAGTCGGGGACCAAAATGGGCAACTGACCATCAGTTCGAGCAAAGAATTGGGCCAAGATTTGACGCTTATTCTTGGGAGGTGCCAACGTTATCATTTGATTTTCATAGACCAGCTCAAAATCATGGACGTCAAACAGCAAAACGACAGTATCATCAATTTCCTGGTGAGAGTACTCAGCCTCAATCCGAAACAATTCATCAACGATATGATGGTAAGCCCACTCAAACATATACAAGCCGGACAACTCAATTTTGTCACACATAATCTCCATATACATCTCCTGAAGGTCCATCTCATCGGGGACAAATCTCAAAGAAGCATCTGGCATGTATTGATCGTTGGCAGTGTCATCAAATATCATAGCGTCACGGGGAATTTCCCCTGATTGTGAGCTCAAGGCAAGGCGAGCATCAAGATAAGCACAATGCGTTCTGTCATAACTATTAATGATGTCCTGTTCACTAGGAGGTTTATAAAAGTCTATGACCTTGAAACCTTCATCATCGACAGATCGACTTGCAATTTGGTGAAACAACGGCAAGTGGTGGTAATACTCAACAGGGCTATGCATGTACAACTCTCTCAGGGCAGACGCCAAGTTACCTGCACAAATCTGGGCCATCGATTCAACTTGACCCTTGGCAGGGCGACGACTACAAGCTAAAGACTTGAATATACTATCCTTTTCCAAAGCGCCAACATACGCCTTAAAAGTGCTATGGAAATTGAAATTCCGTTTCAAAAAGGATAGTTCGTCAAAATGTGCGAATGGTGTTGTAGGCACTTGCTTATGGGCGTCTGTGTATGAAATTCCAATCTTGGCCAACTCCAGGCTAACAGATCGCATATTGAACTTATCTTCATCGGGTGAAACGTTGAAGAAATTATCATCACCGTATGTCATCAACTTTACCCGTGAATCAAAGTCTGGAGTTTCGTCTTCACCAAAATGCAACGAATAATAGGCATACCTCATATATAAGGCATTTGCCAGTCCGTTAATGATGACTGTGAGAGGGTGACCTGATGGATTGGACTTGAATGCTTTAAACAACAATCCCTCAACTTCGTATATTGGGAACATACACTCTGTAGCCAAGCCATCGAAAAGTTTTAGGACAAAGTCTGGCATCTCACACTCCTCCATGATGAATCGGAGGAGCTCCCAACCACCACCTGTGAATTCTGGGTGAGCATTGACGTCAAACTTAGCGTAGTCTCCATGGCCACATCGCTCCCTACCAAAGGGAAACATGTGGTTGGCGATGTAATCCCAATCCTTACCGGTTGCATTAACACCTACTGCACTTTCAAACTCCTCAGGGAACAAGCTCATCAATGTGATAAGCGGAAGGGTTAACATTCGAGCTATGATAACAATGGTTACAGGAGCAGCCGCGACAATGCGAATCTTGTTGTCGGCCACCTTCTTGAATGTCACTGGCTCATCCTTGAAGAATGTGCGAAATGGCAAATTACATCGTTCACCTTGAAGCCAGCATTGTAGAACCTCCTCGACATGGTTCTCCACATCTGCTATCTCCGGATCGAATTCCATTTTGTAAGTGACTGAAATGTTGCCATTATCATCGACCTCAGTATGCATGATCTTGTATTGGGACAGCCCAGCTTCATTCAGCTTGTTTTGGAGCATAGCCTTGAACTTGGGGCAGTTCAACGTGAAACCCATAGAAGATTTTGGATTCAAACAATCAATGCCCTTGACCCCAGGAACCCCATTGATTGCAACATCATAAGACAAAGTATGAACTGATTCGCGAAATTTAGGAGAGGATATGACTCTCTTTTTAATCTTCCGCTTAAAATCATCTTTTGCTCTTTTCATGATTGTTGGATTTATTGGTTCAGGTTCAGCGGTCACACCTTCAAAGTGTCTCCTCCTAGAGGGTTTCGTACCCTTGCGACTGGGAGAAGTGTGAGTCGGTTCATAATTCAACACATCTTTCATCGACTCCAACATTGGACTTTCAACGATGTCCGACTTGAACTTTGAAGTAGGCAATGCATGCTGTCCATAGACCTCAAGATTGTGGTCGATCTCCGGGTCCATGTAATGTAAGGGACTAAAAGGATGAACGGCTGGTTGAACGTCTAGGCGCTTGCCAAAAATAACCTCAGGCAATTCACTAGTCTCGGTGAAAGTGATGCCAGAACAGGGACGCAACATCGAACGGTCAATCAAAGTGGCTCCACACTTCTGTGTTTCTTCACAACCAGCAGAGTGAAAGCCAATCAAGACAGGGTGTCGAGAAGCCAAAAAGACCATAGACCCACACATACCTTCATGATTATCTCCTTGGTATGTCAAAAGGTTGAAGGTCCGTCGCAAATCCTTGATATACTCTGGACCAATTCCCGAAATCTTTGATGCCATCTTGTAGGAAGATGGAGGGTGATACTTCTCAGGGTCCCCCTCGACGAGGGATCGGTGGGCATGATAAATGAAAATGGGATCGCCAGCCTTCAACTCCAAACTAGCGATGTCATCAACCATATATTTCGAAAAATCATAATTATCCCCACCAGCATCTATCTCAACAGTGACCCTATCATTATCTTCATCAAAATCAGCATTGGAAGGATCAATTATCGCCTTGAATCTCTTGATGCCCTGCGAAGGATGAACTCGAAAATACACAAGATATGTTTTCCCACGTTTGAACTGGTGTCCAACAAATTGCCAGCGCTTACCACCAACTGGGAAAGTGTTGCACCAATAGGTGTCCCCGATACGCGTACGATTCGCCTCATCCCACTCTTGAATGTAGGCGACATTCAGATTCTTGTCAACCTTCGTCTCCATTTGCTCAAGTGTGGAAGACACACTCGCTTTGGGAAATGGGACTGAATTAGAATAGGCTCTCGGGTACGCATTATCTCGCTCAACAAAGTTCTTGGGTACTTTGGACAATTCATTTATTCGTGACAGCACGGCCCCCTCTCCCCTCATTGGAGTTGGGGAGAAGATCTTGTGAAGTGTCAATGCTGCTAGACCCACGGTAGCCACTGTTCCAACCGCTACCAACAATGGGTCCTTATCAATGGTCTTCTTAGCTTCACGAACCAAGTCCTTACAACACGCCACAGAAGAACCACACAAGTGGTTTATGCGCTCGAAAACGGTCAAATTGGTTTCTTCGTCTGGTTCTGCCAAAGCATCGGGTTCAACCATATCTTCTAATCGGAACCAATCCCCCAGAAAACTAGTTGGTCTTTCTCTATGCCACGAAGGTGCTTTACTAATCCTCCCACTTTGTTTGGAGAGTGGGATAAATGCCTCATTTTGTTTCTGTATGGGCTGAAATCCATCTTCAACTGCACACTTCGGACACGGAAGGACAAAGGCTGGGTGGTGTTCACAATGCTCCTTGAGATGGAGACTAGTAGATGCATCAACAATCTTCTCTTGGTTGGCATAATAACCGGGAACCTCTTCAACAAGGTATTCGACCAAACCAATCACATCAGTGACCATAACATTTTGTATGGACCAAGAATCTGCCAAATTGTCGGAGGTTGAACGATGTATCTTGACAGTACCGAGCCGTAGATCCCAGATGTTGGGCATCGGGATGCCAGCAAATTCACGTTTGATACTACCATTAGCTGTTGCACACTCAGGTTTCAATTTTGCGTCAATCACAAGTTCGAAACGACGGAGAATGGAAGCGGGATTGATAGAAAAATAACTCGCGTGCAAATCTGAAGTATTTGTTGTGACAATAACTATTTTTGAACGGATGTCCATCTTTCCTTTCTTGTCAGCTTCTGGACTCAATGCAGAGCAATGCATGTTATTGATGAACTGAATGAGAATAAACAAAGGGTTTTCCAGGCACCTCTCGGGACGTGGATTGCCCATGTCATCAAATATCACACAAATGTGCTGTGACTTGTAATCTGATTGATACTTGTCACTGCCGTTGATTGTGCACCAAAACTCGGGACCTTCTGGAAAGCCCATTTTCTTGCATATCGTGTGTGCACACACACCGGCGAGAACGCTCTTCCCCACTGAGGAAGGCCCGCGTATCAAAATTCCATAGGGTTGTTCGCGCAACCCCTTCTCCTTCCAACACGCCTGCAAATCACCATGAACTTTGTCCAATTTGAGAATTCTACTAAACATCTCTTTTCTCAATGGTGATCCCTGTGGCGCCTTTGATCGAACGGCTTCCATGGCTGCTGTTGCCTGTATCACATACACGATCACTTCGGCTTCATTGGAAATCCCATACTTCCTCTTCACTTGTTCCATCTCTCCGATAGACGAGAGTTGCACCATATCTAAGGCACTGCGATACATCACATCAATATCATTATAGTCGCTATCATACAACAACAACGACAAATCCTTTTTGGAAATCGCAGGCCAAACAGAATCTACAACCCAGTCAATTGTATGGAAAAGGTGATGGAAGATAGACGGGTTATTCTTTCTCATTGACTGAACATGGAATACTTTATACAATTCATTATCGATAAGGTTGTGGGCCTTTTCAGGCAAGAAACCGATCATGATGAGTAAATTCAAACAACCAGCAAATCTTTTACCAAATGGTCCGGTTGTCAGTAGATCCCAATTCTCTCCGAAGAAACCTCCTTCCGATTTCATGTGGACGTCTTCTCCACTACTATCCTTGGTCAAAATGTTGGTGACCATTTCAATGAAAGTGCCCAAAAGAAATTTGTCGGGGCACCAAGTCTTGATATATTTGATTGCGGGAATGAGGACTTGAGTTAATGATGTTGCTGTAGAACAAGTATACAGGAATAAAATCAAGTCCTCAACCCTAGACAGTAGTGACTCAGTCAAAGAGCTCTCCTTGTGCAAGCATATCTTTTCCCTCACAGATTGCTTGAATTCATTCAAAGCCTCCATCAGTTGTAAAACATCAGAGACATTTTGTCTGGTGGAATCTATAGATTTGAGGAAATCACCAAACTGAGGAACCATACGCATGGTATCCTCGGGTGGCATCTCTATTTTGAGAGATGCCAAATCAACCCCTTCAGTGGGTTGGTGGGCTTGTGCGGAAGCCCATTGCCTGTACTCGGAGTCATAGACTCCGGCCACCGTTTCGATTACTTCTCTAGAAAACTTCATTACAGGCTATACCCGTTATCGCACGAGTTCCACACGGGGCTTTTAAATCCTCACCGTGAGGCTGAAATAGGCCTAAGCCATTTTCTCCTTTGGGTTATTCAATCAAACCCATATCTCCAAGTATTTCAAGTACAAATGATATCGTAGTAATTTCACTTTTAACTAACTACAACTAAGCGGTGTCTTTTCGCACGCACGATTTTAGAAATATTGCATTCTTCAGAATCAATTGCGAAAAGCAAAACAAGGTGGAATGTCACGACCCCTTTGTAGCGCAAGAGCTCAATGTAATGTTCTGCTATTATCGACAGTCTCGTAAAACTGCAGAGTGATCAGCAACGAAAACATTGAGACATCTCTAGAAATAACGACTACTACAAATGTCTTTACACTGACATGGAGATTGCAACCTAAATTGATAAGCAATAATTGCAGAGCTGAAAATCAGGTGCATATTGCATCAAACGGTTGCAGGAGTGCCAACTAATTGCCCAATGGGCTACGGAATTGAATCGGTGTCACGCGATTCTCACCGTCATTTTGTTTCACTGGTGACAAATTTGTTGCCAGCTAGATCAATAAAATAGTTGGTATGATCTTCCAACCAAATGAATGGTTGTGGTGATTTAACAATAAACTACTTGACAAGAGCTTTACATGGCGTAAATCAATCAACGTACAAACGGTCTGAAACGACCGCAAATACGGTAAACGAAAAACATCATAAAAGTTCTAAACAAATAATTTCCCTCGAGAGGCTTGTCTGCATCAGGGAATGAACGTACTATGGGTCTTGCCCATAGCACG